ACTTCATTAGTTAATTGTTGTACAGTTCTAAATAACCAAGCTACTAAGGCAGCTAAACCGCCTTGTATTATCTGACTAGGGTTTATTTTCATTTCCATAATTACATTATAGTATTTAAGAATGCTGCTGTGCTACTTAACCCAACTAACCATCCAACTATTTCTCCTCTTGTAGGAGTTTTATTTATTTTTTCGTGTAAGTAATCTATTCTTTTATGCAAATCTTGTACCTCTACTCTAATAAAGTGGAGCATTTCTTTGTTTGTGTAGCCATTATTGTTGCTCATCTTCTTCTACCCATTCAAATTCGAAGTCTTCTATGATTCTATAATCAGCTAACTTCTTTAAGTAATTAAAGAATATACGAATATAATAACCTATTAAAAATCCTACTAAATAATCCATGATGAGACATTATATCATACAAAATCCATGTTCAATAGCACTCTATTATTAGTATCTGTTTGAGTAAATCCTTGATGTGGTGTATTCCCATCAAATATTAATAAACTATTTTCAATAGATGGTATAACTATTTCCTTATCATCAATAAACAAAACAGTTCCACCATTACAGGTAGTAAAATTGTACACAACAGTAGTGTATTTATCTAACTCAGGAAAATCTGTATGTGTAGAATGATATATATTTTTACCTTGTTTAGTGTATAAGTTTGCTTTTATTCTTAGTAAATCAAATTTATTTGATAAAATTTTTGCTTTTAAAACAATAGGCGAAATATCGTTAAATAATTTAGAAGCTATACCTTCTCCATCTTCTCTGTAAATGTAATGAGTAAAAATAAAATTATTATCTTCTCCCCAATTTGAACTATCATTGTAAAACCAAGGCACAAAAGTACCATTAAATGTATTACTTAAATTTTCAAATACACCTTGCTCTAATATATTTTCTATTAATTTATACTTCATTTTCTTTAATAACTTTATAAGCAGAAAAACTTTGACTAACAGTAGCATTTAATAATGTGTCTTTTTCTTTTTGTTCTAAAAAATCTTCATCTACAGAATTAATATTTAATTTAGCTTTATCAAGGTTTTTATCGTATAAAGAAATTTGTATTAAAGGTTCTCCTGCTTTTACAAACAATGTTTCTCCATCTTCCCACTCTTCAAATGGTTTATAAAATTCAAATGGAAAATTAATTTCATTCCATATATCTGTTTCTACTTTTCCTGGAAGTATCTTTATGTCTTTTCTAAAATGATAAAAAGGGTCTGTAAAATAAATTCCATAACCTTTAGGTGTTGAAAAAAAATAAGGTGAGATTAGTTTTGCAATACCATAATCAGGTAAATGATTAGTAGGCATACCAGTTAATTGACTTACACCTTGAAATTTTATAGTTGTTGAGACTTCTTCTTTATCAGCATAGGTTCTCCAAGACATTACCTTATCATCTTTATAAAAATATATATCTTGCCACGCAGGTATTATATATCCTTCAGATACTATGTCTTGAATCGCAGGACATTGTTTAGCTTGTTTCATATCAGACATATCTAAATTTGAAAATGCTGTAGAACCTCTTTTACTAATTTTTTGTTTCTTGTACCAATCAGGTAGAACTTGATTTGCAGGTTTTATTGGGTATAGTTCTAACAATGTTTCAGCATGTTTATCTTCAGGATATACACTAATCTCTAAGGTTGTGATAATATCCTCCTTTGAATCTACTTGTAACAGCCCAAAGGTACTTACCTTCTTCTAGTTTATATTTTTTATTTTCCTTAACTATTTTAATATCAAATTTTTCTTTTCTAAATGGAACATACTGTGCTAATGGTGTTCCTTGTTTAATTAATATTTCATCTTTATCAGATGTATAGTGTATCTGTAAATTAACTTGATGTACTTTATTTGTATTGAACTGTCCATAAGCTATATGGAAATCAGTATTGTAATTCCAAAACATAGGAACTTGTCTTATCCAAACATTTTTAGGGGTGAATATTGTAAAAGGAAGCATTAGTTTAAAGACTTGTCTTACATTACTGCTTTTAGGTAAGTAATTTACCATGAGGTCATTATGATGAATTTCACATTCAACTCTACTATTATTAGTTTGCCATGCCCAACCACCATCCTCATTTACTTTTAACCATATATCACATGGTGCAGGTATTATAAAACCTTCTTTGAATGTGTCTGAAAAACTCGGACAAGATTTAGTTGTTGCTCTTTTTAATAAAGTTGTATTTTCTTCTACCTTAAAATTTGGTAATTTACTAAACCAATCAGGAATAAATTTTTCTGCAGGTTGAGGAAGTGCATAATCTAAATCAAGCATTTCTTCATGTTTAGCTACGAAGCGAACTTTGTTCTTTTTCATACTCCACCTTTCTTTTTAAACTTTATTCAGGGTCTACCCATTTCCAAGTTTCTTTATTAAATTCTCCATTAGGCATATCTTCAGGTCGTACTGGTTTAAAACCATCATCATCAGGCAGATATTCCCCTCCAGGTTCAGCAAGATTTTTTCTAAAAGGTGTGCCACCTAAGACATGTTCGCCATGATGTGTATTATAAGAAGTTCTTTTACACTCTACAGCACCATGTGCATCTTTATAGAACTCTTCCCAACTAGCAAACTCTTCAGGAAGTCTAGGGTCATTTTCATCATTACCAGTAACAACTTTTGTTACAATGTTATTTTCATTTAGTAAAGCGTAATGTGCCATTATCCGAAACTCACAGTTCCAGTACCTGCTGTAATCGATATATACTTCTCAGCACCATCAACTGTTTCTGAACTTGCAGTCAAACCTGCACTTACTGTGCATGTGTATGCTTTATCGTATCTTAATATTACAACACCACTTCCACCTGTTCCACCATTACCTCTGTTATTATTACCAGTTCCATTTCCACCTGCTCCACCACCGCCACCATAGTTAGCAGTACCTGCTACTCCTGAACCACTTTGGTTACCATTTGTACCTCCACCACCTGTGGCTGACCTTATAGTATTAGAGTTTTGAATATTACCTGCACCACCACCTGCTCGTTCAACAGAAGAACCAGTAATAGATGATGATAAACCTGGTATTCCATTTCTATTGCTTGAATCTGTAGTGTTAGAAGCACCTCCGCCACCTGAACCTGCGTTTACTTGTCCAGGTTTGCCACCTTGTCCAGGATAATGTCTATCAGAATGATGAGAGTTTCCTCCACCTCCTGAAGAAGCACCAGTTCCACCTGACCCAAAACTGTTAGTAAAACCTACAACACCTCCACCACCACCTGGAACAGCAATAATAGAGTCAAAAATAGATACTCCTTGTCCACTAAAACCACCACCTGTACTTGTACTTCCTGCACCAATTTCTACTTTGTAATCTTCTCCGAGTGTTATTGTATGTGGGCTAGTTGCATCAGTATCTGTACCTGATTTTTCTCCAGGCACACCGCATAAATATCCACCTGCACCTCCACCACCTGTGCCTTGTGAACCTGAGAAGCTATTACCACCTCTACCACCACTTCCACCACCACCAATAACTAAAAATTTAACATCTATAGTCTTTACTTGGCTTTCAGCAATAGAGTTTTTAAAACTTGAATATTTAAGTGCTTTTATACTCATTTAAAACCTTATGTTATTTCTGTGCCATATGCTTGAAATGTAACATTTGCATCAGATGCACCGACCGAAATCTCTGCACCTGTTTGTAATGTAACACCAAGGGTTAGCGTAATTGTATCATTAGCTGCTATCGAAGCATCATAAGCAATGTAGTCTGTAGTAGCTACAGTAGAGTTATCTGATTTTGTAGCAATTCTAAATGTGTTAGTTGCTGCTTCTCTGTTAGCTACAACAATAGTTGAAACTATTGCCTCTGTACTTGAAGGCACAAGATAGAGTGCAACATCATTAGCTGAAGCATCTGCTATTTGTCCTAATATTTTATACGCGTTTGCCATATTTTATTCTCCTATGTTATTGTATATTATACTACGCTCCAACCAAAAGCAAGGTATCTACATCAAGATATTGTAATGCGAGTCCACTATCAGACCATAACATTAACTGTCTATCTACTTCAATACCACCGCTACTTGAATCAGGGAGTAAATCTATATCTTCATCTATTGGCTTATTACCAATAGTATCTATTAATAAACTTCCACCCTCTTTAAGCATTATTAACATACTCATGTTAACAACCTATTAATAAAAGTCCATGTATATCGGCAGGTGTTGCAATTTGACTTGTTTTAACTTTCTTGATTGCTCCTGCATCATTATCATAAAGTAATATTAAATCGTTTGAACCATCTACAGTTATACCTGTACCATCTGTTGCACCATTTATATTTACAGAAAAGGTTAAATCATAAGGGTCTGCATCTGAACCATCTGATACATCTGTCCAGTTTATATCTATTGTTCCATTAGCAGCTTCTACAAACTTAACTTCTTTTCCAGGAACAATGGCTTGTTCTGTTCCATCACCATCTTCTAAAACGAAACCTGAATCATTAACATCTACTCTGTCATGTAAATCTTCAAACATTTCTTTTACAACAGCCATACGAACTATAGTTCCATCTGCATGTGTAGGGTCTGATGTATGTCTAGTTTCTACATCTCTAGTAATTGCAGATAATGTAGTTCCTGATGATGAAGTTACTAATACTACTTCTCTTGTAGAAGCGTTATCAGGGTCAATTACTAAATAATATGGAGCTGCAATATTAGATGTTCCATTAGAAGTTGGTGCTGCTGTTAATGTACCTGATGTTGCACCTGATGCTAATACACCATTTAATGTACTTTCATAAAAGTTTGCAAATTTAACTTCTTGTGCTGTCATTTAAGCTCCAAATCTTATTAGTCCTAATGCGTTTATACCAAACACTTCTGTAGATGTCACATCTGTAACAACATTCTGCCTAGTACCACGCACAGTAATTATAGCATATTGTACTACACTTCCTACTTCTGTATTGGATTGTACAGGGTAACTTATTCTTTCTACAACACCTCTAATTATTTCATTAGGGTCATAGATTTCTAAAGTTACAGCATCACCTTCTTTATCTCTTAAAGTATTATATAAAGCATCTCCTAACCCCTTAACCTTAATAGGTTTTCTTCCTGGTCTGTTTACTCTGTCTGATATGTTTATAGGAATTTGAGCTACTACTGTTTCAGGTCTAGGTAATGCTCTGAATTGAACTGATTTAACTTTAGGTGTATTAGATGTATTAGTAGTAGATAAAGTTACTTTACCAATAAGGTATCTTGCAACTTCTTCTATCTGTATTTCATTATCTCCTGTACCACCTGTTTGAGTTAAAGCTGTAACATAAGAACTATCTGAAGAATTATTAAGAGCCTCAAATTTTGTTGAATAAGAAACTGAAACTTCTGTATTTGCAGGTAAAGATTCTGTAGATAATTCAGCACCAACCCATTGTTTAGATTCTGCTGTATAGAAATCTGCAGCAGGTAATACTAAATAACCTGATGATTCATACACAGATGATTGGGTATATATTGAATTTGCACTTACAGTAAAAATAAACTTCTCGTTTACTTGGCATATTCCATAAACATTACCACCTGCATTTGCTTCATAATATCTAGCTATACCTGCGGTAGGTAAATAATATCTCCATAAATATGATGTACTAGCTGATTCTTTAATCCCACAGTAAACAGAATCTCTTGTTGTATATAAAGCGTAAGGTGCATTATCAATAGAATCTTCATCCCATTGTTTTATTAATTGATTGTTTGTTAATACATATAAGTCATCAGCTACAGTTAAATCTGCACGATATAATCTTCCAATAACTTTACTGCCTGTTTGAGCAGTTTTAGTTCCATAAAAAATTATACCCTGTGATTCAACTATACAAGTTGGAGATTCACCTGTAATTTCTGTTTGACCTTTAGAAGTTAATGTACCACTTATATCTTTAAAAGAATATATTTTACCATCAGAAGCTGTTGCTAATACTACAGCACCTGCATCACATACATCTGTAAATGTTTCTCCTGTTCCTAATGTAATAATCGCAGAACCTACAGTTGTGTTTCCATCATAAGCATGTATTGCGTTACCTATAGTTACTAAGAACTGTCCTTTAACCGCCCATATCTTATCATAAATAGCAGCAGACATTTTTTGTGATGAAGAACCAGGAGTTGCATTAGCAGTAGGAAGTAATTCTATTTCTCCTGCTGAACCATTGTTAGCAGTTATATAAAGGTCACTACCATGTGCTGCTAGTCCTTTTATCTCATAACCTGCTGTTAAGTTTGTAGCTTGTGTACTCCAATTATTACCACCATCTGTAGATATATATAAAGTTTCATCATTAGATACAAAAATATTTGTTCCTGCTACAGCTACATGGTTATCGTTATCAGTTGAATCTAATGCCTGGGTGTTTACTGTTGTATGTAATAAACTTAAAGAATAAGAAGTTCCTAAATCATTATCAAAAACATCTACTCCTTTACTATCCCAAAATCTTTTAGTATCTTTTGCATCACCATCAGCTCTATGTGCTGTATCTAAATTAGAACCACCGCTAAAATTATTTCTTGAAAACATACGACCAATACCTGTAGTAAAATCTTCTGCATTTTGTTTTACATTTACTCCTTGTTCGGTAACATCAGTAGATTGAATAACCATATCTCTACCACCACCAACAGCAGTTCTTAATAATATATTGTCTAATCTTAAATCATACCCATATCTCTTTGGGTTACTTATGTTTATTGTTGTTGCTACTCTAGGCATTATGCCTGTATTCCGAACACCATTCCATCAACTGATACTGCTTCAGGATATTTGGCTCTTAAATATTTTCTTGCTTGGTTCATAAGAAGTTGTTGATATTGCAATAAAGAGTTCCTGATACTATTAGAACTACCTACTGGATAAGTAGATACTGCTAATTGTTCGGATATATAATCTGCAGTTGCTGTAGGTATATCTCTACCTGACATCATTTGTGCTGTTACACCTGCCATAATAATTGGCACATACTCATCTTCTAAACCAACAGTTGCTAATGTATCAGACTCTGCTGTAGGTTCTATAAATTTCTTTTTAAAAGTTACATGTGCTGTATGACCTGATGCTATACCTGCAAACTGTATTGCGTGTACAGTGGAAGGACCAGTGGAATATGTAATAGTTCTTGATACTCCATCACTATCTGTGTATGTAAATGGATTAGGTAGTTCAACAAGTGAACATGTTACAGGTGAAAAGTTGACACCAGTGGTATCTGAACCTGCACTGAAATCTGTGTATTGTGATACTGCACTAAGTATTGAAACTAAATAATTATTTGTTCCAGGACTAGAGTAACTTCCTATAAGTGTATATCCTGTTCCTGTTGTAATTGATTGTGTTTCTACAGCAAATAAAGTTGGAAATAAATTTTTAATTTGGTCACACACTGCATCAAATACATTCTTTCTAGGAAAAGGTGGAGATATTTTAATTAAATCTCCTGCAGTATGTGCTGCTGCAGCAGTTCCTTTAACACCTCTTTTAACAGTTATTGTATTTGTAACAGCATTTAAATCTGTACAAATCATTAACTCTTGATTTATTTCTATTACTGTACCTTTATCTAAAGCATCTTCTTCTTCAATAGATAACATATCACCATCAAAAACAACACTTGTTACTGAATCATTTACACCTGTGCTTAGAGTTGAATAACTTACTAAGTCATCCATAGGTTCGAGGTACTCTCTATAAACTCTATCTACTAGGTCACCAATATTACTCATTGGTTAGCCTAACTATGTCTAAAGTATAATACTATGCTTCTGTCTGCTGCTTCTGAACCATCAGAGTTAATTCTTATATAACCATTACTTGCAAAAGCCCAACCTGAAGGGTCTACTCTTAACATATTTCCTGCTGAAACTGTGTAGCTAACTTCTGTGCCATCTGTTTCAAAAACATCAACCCAACCTGTACTACCATTCATAGAAAAATCAAATGTGATATTAGAACCTGTCATTGCTGCAGGAAACTCAATACCGCAAAGTAACATACCATCTGTTTTTACAGCGAGGCTATCATTGTTATCTTCTGATACATCTATTAAACATGTTTTACTAATCATATCTTCCTTACTATAGCAGAAGAAAAGGGTGGAGGTGGAATTCCACCCTAATCTTCAATTTTAATTTAAGCTACTGCTTGAATTTTACAATGGTATGAAGGAGGTCCGAATTCGAATCCCATCTCCATATAAATTGCTTTACCAATTCTAGCGTTTGCATCTTGGTCTAAGTCACGAACAAACACAGTACCATATCCTGGGATATTGGTGAATACTGGTTGTATGTAAGCTAGGTCTAAGATGAAAGCAGTTCCTGTTGGCATGATATCAGGGTCAATAACCATTAGTCCTATTGAACCAAATGGTGTAATGACTGTATCAATGTCAACTCCTGCAACATTTCTATCTCTAGGAATGATTGCTCCTGCTATATCAACTGTTCCTTTAACAAGTTCATTGTTAAGGTCTAGTAATTGTTGTGGACTAACGCATAGTACAGGTTGTTTCATTGGAGCATGGTTATCATACATCCTCTTTAACGCACCTGATATAGTTGCGAAACTAAGTACTTGTGCAGAACCAGTTCCATCACCTGAAGCGTCATTGTAGTAGCAGTTACCACCCAATGGGTTTACTGCTGCAGAGTTGTTAGCGTTCTTGCCTGTGGTTACCCACACATCAATTCCATACATTTCTCTAGTTCCTGACCCAGGTGTGGTATTAGCACCATCTGAGAAAGAACCATTGAATGCAAACCACTCAACTTCTCTAGCTACTTTTTCCATTGCTTTTTCAAGTTGCAATGCAAACTCATCATTTACTGGGTTACCACCGAAAAATCCTAATTTATCTGCTGCTGTTACTGTTCCATCTCCATCAGATGAGTTAGCAATATTTGCTGATAAGTCAAAAGGATTTTGGTTACCTGTGGATGCTAAAGCTGTGTAGGTCATTTGTACACCTTTATGGAAAATCTGAGTTACATATGTATATGCAGCTCTATCTCTTCCAAGATATTCTGTAGGTGCAGCACCTTCTTGTCCTTTAGTTGGTTCTGAAGAAATGGTTGCATTATCTTCTACTTGGACTTGCCAAAATGTAGAGTTTAATGTTTTACCACCATTCAGACCACCAACTGCTGAAAGTAAAGGTGTTCTTTGACCACCAACTTTAAACAATTCACCAGTAAAGTTATTTATATTTTGTGCATAAATCGTACTATTTGTTAACGATATATCTGCCATATTAATCTTCTCCTATAAGTTAATTGTCTAATTGTTGTTCGAAGAAGTTTAGAAATTCTATTTAGAGTTTTTCTTCGCTTCCTCTATAACAGAAAGTTTTGCAGCAATTGAATTTCGTATGTTGCCTGATTGTTCTGCTTCACGAACTTGACCTAGCACATCATTGTCGTAGGTATCTACAACTGAGTTTGCTTGTATGTTATTTAAGCGTTCTTGACTTTGTTCTGTACTTTGTACAGTTTCTTGTAATCTGTCTTGTTGCCCAAATTCAACTCCAAACTCTTTAGATGCGTATGCCTGAATTCCTTCAACAGTCATATCACCTTCGTACATCATCTCAACTGCTTTGCCGACACCTTTTGTAGTGTCTAACCCTGCTGATTGAAATACTTGATTTCTTTCTTTAGCTTCAAATTCTGCGATTTTACCTTCATAGAGTTCGACTTTTTCTCGCATCTCTTTCCAGTTCTTATCGCTACCTGTAGCTTCTTCTGAGTTATTAAGCTCTTCTGCCATTATTCTATTGTCCTTACTTCACACATTTTTTTTACAAGAGGTGTATGAGTTACCTCTGAGTGTTACCACCCATTTTTACTCTACTGTTTTTATTTGACAGGTCTTGTCAGTAGGCATCAAGACCGATTACAAAATCCAGGTCTAGTTTAAATTTCGGACCTAGGTACAAAATAGCTAAAGCTATTATATCATATAAATAGTAAATGCAAGTTGTTTAAACAGGTTTAAGCTTCTAAAAGTCCTGTTACTGCACCTGTAGTAGCTTGTGTTGCACCTAATGAAACTGAACTAGCAGACTCTTGTTGCCTAATAATATTTACTACTTCTCGTAGTTCTTCTGATTGTCCTAGTTCTGTACCTTCAATAATGTCTTGAATAGTTGGTACATCTCTACCTTGTGCTAATGCTTGTTGTTGTATAGACCTTACTTGTTGGAACCCTCTTCTTGCTGCACTTACACTAAGACCTAAATCTTTTAATTGTTCTGCTACTTCTACAGATATATCTTCACCTGCAAGTAATGCCTCTGCACCTATCTGTGCTGTTTCTATTCTTTCTGCAACTATATCTCTTGATGATATTGTTCCAGAAATAATATCTTGACCTATTTGTGGGTCTATTGCAGATACCAATATTTCTTCATCTGTTAGTAAACGATTAAAGTTTCTTAAATAAAACTCTTTCACTTGTGGTATAGAACCTAATACATCACCTCTTACTGCTTCTATTCTTGCACCTAACTCATCAGGTGATACTACATTTTCTATAAGCTGTGCTTTTCTTTCTGGTGTAAGTATGACATTTGGATTAACATTGATTGCTTCAATCTTTCTTTTATATCCATCTTCAATCTGTCTATATTCTGCTTCAGTATATTTAACAGTTGCACCATCAGGATTTAAGTTACCTGCAAATGCTTGTTTGTATTCAGGTGTTTGTCTAACTGCAGATATAGCAGATGATTCATCTTCACCAAATTTTAAATAATTTTCTACCCATACATCTAACAAAGGTTTAGATAATAAATTACCAAACTTTAATTTACCTTGTTCTGCAATTTTATTTTTTGCTGCATCTGTAAGTTGTGTTGAATCACTTTGAGTTGGTGTGCCTACTGTGCCTGTGTAGTTTGAACCACCTAATGTATTAGAACCTGCTAGTGCTTCTTCATAAGATTCTGTATATCCTGCATTTTCTATTAAAAAATCTGCTCTTTTTCTACCTACTGTAAAACCTGTAAGGTCATCTTTTCTAAATAATTTTACATCTGCCATTATGTAGGTACTCCTCTTAATACTCCTGTAGAACTTACACCAAGTGATTCTGCTGCAGCATCTGTTATGCTGTCTAATACTTGAACATTATCATTGTTAGCACCATATATCAATGTTAACTCTGCTGCTTTTGTAGCATCATTAGCCATAAGTATTTCTAAAAACACTGGTGATGTTTCACTCATTCTTTCACCAAGTTTAGTAAATGTAAAGTTTCTCCAAGGAGTAGCTATATCTTCGTATGTTAAATTTTCATCATAAAGACTTGTAGGGAAAATAGTTTTTCTTATTTCTTTAAACCTATTGTTAAGTAATTCATTACCTACCTCTTCTGATTCTGCATTTCTATATTGCTTTGCTAACTCTGCTTGTGTACCAGAGTCTAACATACCATACAAAGGTCCTAACCATTTATATGATGCGTTTTGTACAGTTGCATAACCAGACCTTGTTTGTGCTAATACACCTTTACCTGTTAACCAATCAGTAATTCTGCTGTCTATCTTAGTACTTGTACTATCTTCTCCTAGTTCTTTCACCTGAAACAAAGCATAAGTTTCTGTAAACTCTGCTGTTGTTACCATATCTCCAAACCACTGACCAAATGTTTTACCTGTATTTTCATCTATTATTGCATCTACATTAACTACACCTGCATCTCTAAGTGCTTGTGAATAAAGTAATCTGTTTTCAGCAACTTTAGTTTTAGCATCAGCAGGTAAGTTTTCATCATCTATACCTCTAGCTTTAGATAACACTAGCCAATCTATAACTTCTTGTGTCTGTGTTTCAAACCAATCTGTTGCACCCCACTCTTCTTGTGTAATATCTCTGTCTTCTACTAAACCTTGAATCCATAAATTTCTTACTTCTTCATCTGTTTCTAACCAAGGTCTTGCATCAATAGCTGCTTCCATCAATTCCATAAAACCATTAAAAGGAGAACTACCTTGAACTATTACATCTGTTGGTAGTTCTGCTAATGACACACCAAATAACATAGAAGTTGTCCATACATCATCAGTTACTGTTTGTTCAGGAGGTTTTCTTCTACCACTATAAAACTGATTTATTTCTTCATCAGTAGTTCCATAACGCATAAAGAAAGGTTGACCTGGTACTTGCCATACGACATATTTTTTACCATCTCTTACCCATATTTGTGTATCTTGAAATGATTGTGGTGCTGAAGTGGTTGTAGTTTGTACTGTAGGGTCAGAAGTAAATGTATAACCTGCTGCAATTCTTATTGAATTATCTATATTAGGACCAAAGTCTTTAGATTCGCCTTCTTCATTATAATATATTGTCATTTTTTATTTCTCCTGTGACATACTAGCAGATTGTTTAAACACACTTTCAATTATAGGTTCACTAATCTTCCATGACAATGACCATGTATCACTAATCTCACCCATTTCTTCCCATGTATCTTTACCGAATTGCTTCCAATCAGCATCACCAAATGGTGGTAGCCCTTCAAATATTGCACCTGCTTCGTTTACAGTACCTAAACCTTGTTTTTGTCTTGCTTTATTTAATGCTTGACCTACATCTGCAAGTAATACTGTTAATTCATAACCTGTATATGCAATTAACGCAGGTACTGACATAGCCCTTAAACCTAACCTTGGTAACAGTCGCACTAAACTTTGTTCAATTAAAATATCACCTGGGTCTGCTACCTGTGCTACTCTACCTCCTATACCAAATGTTTTACCTACTACTTTTTTAGTAGTATCAAATATATTTTTAACAATCTCTGGTGCTTCTCTAGCTATTCGTGTAAATCTGTTGTAATTACCTTCACCTACTATTTTAGATAAATCTGTTGTTGTATCATCTGCAACATCAATAACTTCACCTGCTTGATTTATTGCTTTATTCTCTAAATCATCTACTACATTTGTAGGTGTGTCTGTAGGAAAATAACCCATTTCTAAATTACCTCTTGTTGATGGGTAAACATCTCCTTTGTTTACTTCCATTTCAATTAAATTAAAATTACCATCTACATTTGCATTAGCATTTTTAAGTGCTTCTTCTGCTTGACCTTTATTAATAAATACCCAATCGTTAGCATTTACACTATTTACTCCTTCTGGTACTACTCTATATATTGTTATTGTTTCATCAGCAGCACCAATACTTTTAATTGGATTGCCTTCTGTATCTACAGGAACACCATCTTCTATTTCAAAAGGACTTCCACCTATTCCTGTACCTTGATAACCTACTACCTTTATTCCACTTACATTATCTAAATTAATATCTGCATCTTTAGGTATGTATATATCTAATGTTTCCCCTTGCGTTTTACCTTGTTGTAACAATCCAATTGTTGCTACTTCTTTCAAATTGCCATCTTGAAGTATTGTTATGGGTATGCCTTGATTATTAAAACTGGCTATTAACTCTGCTACAGGTCTTGCGTGTAGTCCTACTTCATCTAATACCTCTATAGTTATAGGTTTATAGTTTTCTATATCTAAAGTTTTTACATCATCTACTACATTTGTAGGTGTGTCTGGGCTAGTAGTTATACCAATATTTGGGTCTAGTGGATTATTAACAGCTTTGTATATAGTATTTTCAGGTAACACTCTACCTAATTCAAAACCTATCTCATCAGGAAAAGCATCATTAAATACAGGTTTTGTAAAATAACTGTTCAACTTATTTTTAGCAACCTCTGTTCCATATTCCATAGATTCTTTAGTAGCTTTATCCCACAATATTGTATTTGGTCCATCAGTTTCTACCTCTTGATAGACTGCCTCAAACCATTCATTTGCATCTTCAAATCCATACGCTTGTGCTTTTTCGTACATAAAATCTTGTCTTGCTTCATCTAAAAATTTTTCAAATATTGTAGTTAGATTGTTACTCATTTGAATAGATGGCATATCACTTGAAGCTGTAGCCATTCCAGTGTATTGATAAAATTCATCATTTCCTAATATTGCATCTCGGTTGTTAAAATCTATCCATACATTTTGTCCTAATACAAATTCTTTAACTTTTTTTGGAAACTCTTGTAAAAATCTTTGATGAATTTCTTTTAACTCAGCTATATTATTGGGTGCAATATATGGGTTTTTTATACCTAGCTCGTTTAATCTTTCTGGTGATAAAGGGATTCTTTCATAGTCAAGGTCTGCAAATATGTCTGTATTAAATGATGGTCTGTTAAGTGCTTCCAACATGTTTATGTATTCTTCACCATAATTAATTAACATTCTCATCTCTAAACTTTCAGGCATCACATGTCTTATGCCATAATAAAGTTCTTGTCTGTTTACATTTTCAATAATTTCTGCAAACTCATATCTTAATGACCTAGAGGCTTCTGCATTATCTAATAATTCATTTAATTTACCTATAGCATCATCTATACTATCTGAAGAATCAATAATATCTCTATATTTTTCTGCCATTGGTAAAACTTTTTCTCCTGCATCTGCTGTTATACCAAATTCTCCTGCACCTCCTGCAGCAGATTTGTTTAATTCATTAGCATCAAGGTAATAATTTATTATTTTATCTCTAAGTAACTTTTCATTTCCCTCTTGTTTGAGTTCCAAAATTCTATTCCAGGCTTCTTCTAAATCCATATGATGCCAGTTATTATCTAAAAACATTTCTAATGCTTTTTGTCTATAATGTTGTGCAGGTGTTAAATCTTTTAAATTATTAAAGTTTGGTAATCTATCATCTAAACTTTTGTTACCTGTCTGTACAGTATCTTGGAAAAAACCTTCAAATAAGTCATTCAGTATTCTATCTTTTTCGGAAATAATTTCTTCTATTTCCATAGTTATTTCTTTAGTAATTTATCTTTATACTTTTGAATATCTTCCTCTGTAACACCTTTTCTAGGTGCTTTGTCACGATTCTTTTCTAAATCTTCAAAATATCCCATTATCTACCACCCAATATTTTTAATGCTTCTTCAAAAAAACTTCTATCTTTAATACTTTTTTTATTTTGTTTCGCTCTAATAGGTTCAAGTCCTCTTTCGCTTCTTTGTCTATTAACTTGTTGCTCCATCATATTTAAAGCTAAATCATGAACACCACTTGCAAACATTCTTGACATGTCTTGTGGCGGTGTTCCAAACCTATTTGTAATACCTTCACTTCTAGTTGTTGTATCTATTTCCTCATCTTGTTTTGGCATTGTTGTAGTTGTAGATGGAATTGGACCAGGCTCAAAACCATCTTCTGGTTCTGGAATACCTCTATCAGGTTCTTGATTCATTTCATTTATTATTTTTTGTTTAACTTCTTGTGCATCAATATTTTCAGGGTCATTAAATTTAGAAACAGTAAATGGATAAAGTTCATCAATAGCTTCTTTAAAATTTTTAGCTTTAACATCTTTAGTTTTTTGTTCAAATATGTATTTAAAAACTAAAGCGTTGTCGTTTAAGTTAGCTCTTTCTTTAAACCAAGTAGCAACAAATTGTTTTTGTTCATCTGTAAAATTTAATAATGATTCTTGTCCTGGTTGTGCGTTGTTTTCTGATAAAACTTTATCTTGTTCTTTACTAACATTAGGAACTATTTCTCCTAATTCTTTCATAGCTTTATATATTCCAGGTGCCATTGAATCTAAGTTAGCTTGGAATATACCCCATGATGGAGAGAACTCATCTAAGGCATTTCTTGTAAACCAGACTCCATCAACTCTGGATTCGTAACCTGCTATAGGTACAACATATTCTATTACTTCTGCTGATACACCAACATTCTGTAATGCTACAATAACTGCCTGTGTTGGATATGAATCTGGTTCCATATTATCCTCCTTCTGCCACTGATAAACCTCTAAGGTTTCTTTGCACTCTAGCAAAAGTATCATCTTCTTCTTCTGCTTTTTCTGCTAATGCTTCTCTAGGTGCGAATATCTCATCTAGTACATCTTCACCTGCTTCAGTTAATATTTCTGGGTCTGGTTCTTCTGCTTCTACTTCTGGAACAAACATTGTTTCTCCTGTAAGTGGGTTGTAGTCTAATCTTTCTTGTTGTTCAGGTTGTAAGTCACCAAGTGATGATGCGTATTCTTCTGCACTAACACCTAGCTTCTTCATAATTATTTGTTTTTCGCTAGAAGATAGTGGACTACCTTTTCTTGTTTCTGCACCTGCTAACATATCATCAACAAAATCTGTTAGGTCTTCCTCTGTAAACTCATAACTTCCTGTCATGTATGCTTTTTGAGATTGTGCATAATCATTTAATGATTTACCTGCACTCATCCAAGACATCTTTCCACCATTGTTCATGCTAAAGTCCATAGCTAGTTTTAAACCTTTAAATGTTTCTGCATCTGCATAAGTTCCAAAAGTCTTATCTAAATTAATTAATCCTGCACTTGACAATAAGTTTTTTGTTGCTATTCGCATAGCAGGAGGTAAAGCATTAAATTGTTTTACTATATCTCTTTGATAATAAACATACTGAAATGCTTCTCCAGTACCAAACATTTCTCTTCTTTCTTTTTGATACAAGTCACTTGTTAAAAACTCTTCTGCAGATACAGTCTTAACTTTAGGCAAACCACTATCTGGGTCTGTTTTTACTTGACCACTATCATCATATTGAGCTACTTCATATTCTTTTTGAAATCCTTTACCTAATGGTTTATTAGGGTCATCTAATTCCAAATTAAATAAATCTGCTATTTCTTGTGCAAACTGTGTTGCATTACTTGAACCTTGTGGAAACATACTTTGTGAAGGTTCTGCTATATTTTCTGGTGATAGTATTTTACTATCTTCTTCTACCTCATCTGGCATAAGATATGGCAAACCACCTGTTACAGGGTCTTTATCATCTTCTGCAGGGTGTCCTGGTATATGTGGCATTAGTTATTGACTCCAAATCTATTTAACTCGTAACTGAATACTTCATCAAATACTACCATAAACAAGGGTTGTTTTGTTATAATCTCATACCCTTTATCATATAACTTCATTCTTATTTCTTGTGCTTCATTAGTATCAGATGTAACTAACCAGTTCACAGCGTTTTGTTCATTAGGATAATTCTTTTCATCTTGTATAGTGTCTATTGCTGCTTGTCTAAAACCTAGATATTCTTTTATAGATGGTGTAATATCAAACCCTGTAAACCTTGGGTCTTCTACTGCTCTTACTAGATAATCTACAAGCACTCCATTGTTCAATCTTTCTGGCAATTCACCACCCAATACCTTATTCATCTGTTCTGATTTACCATAAGCCATAGGAAACCAATTACCTAATTTTGCATCTATGACTGCATTTGCAGCTTGTATATTTTCTGGTGAATCTTTTCCTGTAGCTATAAGACTCTGTAACTTATCATCTTTTGCTGCTCTACCCATAATTGATGCTAAATATCTTTGTACCTCTAAGTACATTTCATCATCATTCTTAGGAGTTATTAATCCCATGTATTTTACAGATTGATAACCACTGAAATCTATTTTACCTTCATCTATATTTCTTGAAAAATATACAAGTACAGGACCAAAGTCTTCAGATAATTCTGGATGGTTATTTACAAACTCATATTCTTTTGTAGTTCTTGGGATTCTACCTGCCTCTGATACTGTTTTACCTCTAACTTGTAAACCTGCAGATGTAAGTTGTTCGCTTATATCATACTTATCTAAACCAAGTAATCTAACAACTTCAAGTAATGCGTAATACTCTCCTTGTTTTGGTCCAAGTATAGCGTTCCACTGCTTTCTCATGTCTTGATAAAAACCATGTATTGCAGCTAACTCAACCATATTGTTGTATGCAATACCTGCTTCGTACCCTTCTTCTCCATACCATTCATTAAAACTTTGTTCGTTACCTTCTATTTTGTATAGGACACTAAGTTTTGGTGCAAATGGACTAACAAATCTATCCCATGTTTTTATTGTGTATAAATTATTTCTAACTAATGCACCTATTTCTTGTATCTTATCTACATCATCTGCATACTCAGGATGTAACTGTGCTGCTATCTGCATACCATTTGTAGTAGAAGAAATCCATATATCTTCATCTACACCTTCAAACCCAAATGACTTGCCCATAGAATTAAACCAATTCTTTGCAACTGATGGTATTGCCATATCTACTAACTCTGCAGGTAATTCTGTTAGTGATAATGGCTCATCACTAAAAGGTAATTGAAAACCTGCCATAATATTTTTCTCTACAAATCTTCTACCCCCAGGATTATTTCTAAGAAGAAAACCTAAAGGCATAGTTATACCATCACCTAATGATGGAAGATAACCTACACCACCAACACCTAATGATTTAAGTGGATAACCTTTTTTAATATATACTCTGCTTTCCTCATCAGATACATCTTCTGTAGCTAAACCACCTAGTTCAGACTTAGTGTGTACTTGTAATGGCGTTCCTGCTGTAGGCATAAACACATACAAATCACCAAATCTATCTTGTGTAATAACATTATTTTCAATTCCTCTTCTCACACCCTGACCTATCTGTACAGCAGCTTTTGGATTGTTAGCAGTGAGAAGTAAGTATCTACCCATATACTCACGATACGCTTCAAAGAAAGCAAATGAACTTCTGTATGCTTGTGCAAAATATCCTCTTTCAGTTAAGTTATATAGTAAGTTAGCGTTTGCTTCCATAGATGCTTCTAATGCTCTTTGGTGTATGTCCATAGCACTCATGTTTCTAGTAATGTTTGCTCTAACATCATTCATATCTAATAATGTTGTGTAACTATATTCATCCATGTTTTGCATAATGGTGTTAGTTCTTGGATTAAATACTTCTAATGATTTATTCTTTCTATCAAAAATACCTTTTATCAATGACTTTTCAAATATATTATCTGCAATAAATGCTTTCTCCTCTATTTTTTTACCTTGCCTACTAGCTAAATAATTTTTACCTCTGACTATTGGTTCATCACCTAATACTTTTATTTGTTTATCATTAAGTAATTTTTTACCTTTAGTTCTAAGTAAGTTATATACAGCAGAGTTATTTATTACTTCGTATGTGTCATCTTGTTTAAACACTGCCTCTACTATCTCATCACCTTTTTTTATTAGATATGACTCACCAAAAGTAACTTGGTCTGCTGCTAATGAAAGATACTTTGCTTTAATATATGCTTGTACTCCTGCATCAATTCTTGTATCTTTTACACCTCTGTTAATTTTTACTGATACATCTAATACCCACTGACCTCTTGCTTCATCCCATTTACCACCTAGTACATGGTCAACTAATCTTAATTTATCTTGATTATCTTTAACAAACATAGTTACTGCTTCTTTAGTTAAAGAATCTTTACCTGTAAGAACAAGCTGTCTTGTTTTATATGGTGATACATACAACATAGCTTCTTTACCCCAAGATTCTGGATTACCTAAATCTAAACTAAATCCATCTATGTTTGCTTGTGTAAACCTATATACCTCATCAATAAGTTCATCAGTAATATTTTGTTTAGGAACAGCTACATTTATTTTTTTACCTAATACTTTTTCTATAGTTTTTCTTCCTACATCAAATGTAAGTTCACCACTGTAGTTGTTTTTCTGTGATTTCCCTTTTGTAGATGATTGGAACTTACTTCTAAGTTCAGTAAGGTTTGGTTGTTTATTAGACAACCCTAGTATTTCTTCCAATCCATTTTTAGTTGCACCTGGTTTACTTAAATAATCTAATGCCTCTTTAATTATTATGTCAATATCACTATCTGCATAACCACTATCAAAACTATTTTTAAGTACATCTTTTAATAAACCTTCGTTAGGTAATGCACCATTGTAAATAACTTCATCTTTTTTAAAGTTAGTTACATATGTACCTACCTTAGAATCATCAAATCCTAATCTTCCTTCAGCTATATTATCTGCAGAACCATAAACTAATTTCTCTGCATCTTGTACATCAGTAGTAAATTTAATACTATTTTTGTTTAAAGGATTCTTAGCTAAATAATTTACACTTCTGTTACCACCTTGTTCTGTAAATACAGTTGCAGTAAATGTTGTTTCACCCTTGTAAGTCTTCTGTGTTACTTGTGGTTTTATATTTACATTTAAGACTTCATCATATTCTTCTAATGTAGATACTGCTCTATCTCTTTCTTTTTGTATTACCTCTATAACATCATCAGATAAATTAATAACACTGTCTTCATCATTGTGTATTTTAAGTAATTCATCTAGTTCTGTTTTTCTACCAAATACAGAGAATGCTTTAACAAATTCATCATATCCTTGTTTTAAATAAGGTATACGAATAAATGAACCTTCACCTTGTGTAGTAGCAAAAAATAAAGAGTTTAAAAGATTTCTAAATGTTTTCTTACCTTCTATAATTTGTCGTTCTGCATCTACCTTTGGATATGGTATTTCAAAAGGCAACTTATCAACATTCTTGTTATACAATGTAGCAATTCTTCTTGATGCTTTTTCTGCTATGTCTGGTGTAGTAGAAGATAAATCTCTAAGATTGATGTTTCCTATTTTTGAATCTGCAATAACATTTAATAAATCAGCAGAACCACCTGTGTAGTTATCAATGCTGTCACTGTAATGTTTTGCAAGTCTTAAAAAATCTTCTTCTGTCTGGACAACACCAACTTCTAAGTTTCTTTGTTTAGGTCCTCTTATTTGAAACCCTTGATTAGCTTCATCAATTAATTTTAAAAATTCAGGTTCTTTTTGTAATGTTTCTGCTATTTGTTCTAAGGTATAACCTTGCCTTTTCATACCTGCTATTGCAGGTGCAAGTTCATCATCTATGTATTTATATAAAAAATATTCGTATGCTTTTATATGGTCAGGACTTTGTTTATTAACAAGAGTATGTCCTGTGTTAGTAATAAATCTATTGTTTACAAACTTTACATCTGCAGAGAATAACTGTGCAATTTCTGGTGCTCCAAACTCCTGTGAATCAGACAAGACACCCAAAGACTTTCTTATTCGTTTTGGTACCAAGTCTTCTAAAAATTTTAATTTTGGTGTTGTTGCTTCTATTGCTTTTGTAGTTCTATATGGTCCACTAATCATAGTTGAAGGTTTACCAAATACTCGTGTCAATATACCTTCTGGGTCATTAAGCATAAGTTTTAAAGAGTCAACAGGATTTTTAAGCATGTTTCTTACACCAAACATATTGAACTTAACCATGGCATCTACAATTAGTTTTAGTGGATAACTTAATCTAAATAACAAAAATGCAGGGTATCTAAAGTTTCTCATATAACCAAACACAACATTGTCGTATGTCTGTACACCTTTTTCCATAGCTTCAAATAAAATATTAGGGTCATCAAAGTCTGTGAATACATCATCAATTACTTCTCTTAATGCACTATCTTCTTTCCAAAAATCTACTTTGACACCTTCATCTGCTGCTTTACGCACTATGTCAAATATTTCTTCAACACCTTCTTTGTTTGTTAATTGTCTTTTTATTCTTCTTTTAGCTGATGTTGCTCTAAGTAATCCTTGTATATCTGGTCCATGTATAGTTAAGTTTTTAAGTTGACCATATAGTTCTAATGATTGTTTTGTAAGGTGTACCATATCTTGTTCAGATGCAACAGAACCAAACATTTTCTTTGTTATAATATCTACTTCCATTGGGTCATAAAACTCTGGACTTCTTGATGGTGACATAGGTTTAAACTCTCCATCACTAAAACCTTGTTTGTCATTTTTAAGATAATACTTACTCATAAAGTCATCTATCTCATTGTCTGTCAAACCATAAGTACTTTTAAGCTGTAGTCCTAATTCTCCAAATACTAATTTGTTTTGAAATATTTCTTTTGCTTGAAAATATTGACCATTTGATATAGCATCATAAAACTCTGTTGCTAATTCTTCTATTCTGCTTTCTGGTACTTTACTTGCATATCCATATCTAATAAAATATTCCATAGCTTCTTTTGTGTTTTCTAAATCTGCAGGTTTTAACTTAGGTAATTTAATATCTCTTGCTAAGAAAGTATCTCTTAAACCACCACCTCTTTTATATGCAGCTTCTATACCTTCATCTAATTCTTTATTTATTAATGCTTCTAAATTACTTTCATATACTACTTTTGACTGTAGGTGTTTATTTTTACCTTTACCCATAAAACTACCACCATAAAACATGTCTGTAACATATCCATTTTCTATACCATTTTCTATTGTTTGCATTATGTCATCTGCTGTAGTGTCAGCAGATTTAATTCTAAAAGCAAAGTCTGGATGAAAACCTTCGCTTATTAAGTAAGTAGCGATTGGTCTGTTTTCATTTTTTGCTTGTACAATTAAATTTGCAATACCTTCAAATGTTTCTTTATTATTATCAAATATTTGTCTAGCAGTTAAACCCTTATCTAACTGTTCTGGAAGTGACCTACCTAGTGCTGTAAGAACTTCATCAAAGTTAGCAGTTGTTGTTCGTGCTGCTAATCCTGAACCAGGAACTATATAATTTAAAGGGTCAAGATATATATACTTTGCCATATTAATTAACCCTGCAAAAAATCCTGCCATACTTCTAGTTTTTTCATACCCTAAATCTTGTAAAGCATTGAACTTTACTTGTTCTGCATTTTCTAATATATCAAAATATTGTGTTCCATTAATTTTTCCTGTATCAAGAGCCACTTGTGCTTCTTGTTCTATTCTGTCATACTCACTATCTAAAAATTCTGTAACATAATTTGCGTAACCATAATTAGTAGAAAGGTTTCCTGTTAAACCAAAGACAATACCATCACCTAATCCAACAGGTATAGCTTGATTAAAAAATGTTTCGTTTAGTTCTTGTTGTCTATCAAACTCAGGACTTAACGCAATTACATCTGCAATACCTTTTGCATCTGTATCTGGGTCAATAATGTCATCTACAGTTTGAAAAAACAAACCTGCCTTTTCTCCAAAGGACAAATCTCTTCCTTTTTCGTTTTTAAGTGCAGTTATTTTTTCACCAATAATATCTGGAAATAACTCATTAAATATATCTAAATCTGTTTTAGTTATTAAAGGATTGCCTTCTTCATCTACAATGCCTCTAGCTACTAAAAAGTTTTTTGCTGTTTCTGATGGTGTATAGTATGTATCATTGTTTTTTAGTTTTGCAAGTCTTTGCCTTTCATAATTTCTAAATGCTTTTGCATGTGCAATTAAACCTGGTATGAAAGGTAACTCATTATCTTTTAAGTTTTCATAACCTGCTATCTGAACAACATCAGAAAGAGTTTTACCTTTTTTATTTAACTCTTCTTCTAATGCTGCTTGATATTCAACACTGTAGTTTCTAACTCTCTTGTCAGTACCTTGTATAAGACCATCTGCAAATATACGAAGTGTTCCAAACAAATATGAACCAAATTTATCTGCTCCTCTTTTTGCCATTTCTCTACTAGCTGTACCAACATTTTCAAAAAAGTCACCTGTTAACTTCAACATAAGTGCAGGTCCTAAACCATAAGATTGTTTTGTTTTATCTTCAACACCTTGACTTCTATTGTTTGTGTAACTTACAGGAGGTGTTGTTGTTTGTGACCAAACACTGATATATTCTTGGTCTGTTAATCCCATGTCTGCTGCTGTAGCTATAAACTCAGGCTCTTCTGTTGGTGTAAGTGATTCTAGTTCTTCAAATTTTTTTATAAACTTTTCTAATTCTGGTCCTGCATCTGCTTCTGCTTTATTTAATTGTTTATTATAGAGTTCTTCTTCTTTGTAACCCTTATACCAGTTTTGACTCCAATTTGTCCATAATGACATTAATTAAACCTTCTTGAAACAAAATAACCACCATGGTCTTTTATCATATCTACTAACACTTGTACATTAGTTCCTGAAGGTAATGTTGTTTGAGTACCTCTAGTGCTATCTTCCATTATTGATTCTGATTCTCTTTCAGTAAATCTAGCTATATCTTTTGCTTGAAATCCTCCTACTTGACTTGCAGTAACACCTGTGTCACTTGCTGCCCTTGACCTTTGTAAAGCAATCATATCTTCTTGTGCCATCCTTCCACCAAACTCATCATCAGGTATAGCTTTTAAATCTGCAAAAGCACCATCTAATTTGTTATCTGTTGCTTGTTTAAGTGTTGATGGCTTTCTACCTCTTGGCATTAGTACTCTCCTGGGTCTTCTATATCTATTCCTAAAGCAATACTAATCCATACACCAGGTATCGGTGTTGGCATTATATATTGTCCTATTGGAAAATCTCCTGGTACTTCTATATTTAAAATGTCTGTTTGTATTGTTGGGTCTTCTTGAACAGATATTTCATCCCAATCTTCTTGATTAATAATGTCATAAAACTTTCTGTTAATATCAGGCAACTGGACCTCCTTGTGCAGGTACACCACCTGCTAATCCTGCAAGTACAGAAGCTATATCTGGCTCACCTTGTGGTAATTGTGGTTGTTGTAATCCTGCACCTATTATTTCTTCTTCTTCTGGTGTAGGTTCTTCACCTTCTGCTGTATAAAATTTATCTAATATCTCTGACATTTTTTGTGGATTTTTTCTAATTTCAATAGCAGCAATAGTTGCTTTTGGATTACCTTGTGCAGCTTGTGCCATTAATGATTCAAACAATACTGTTTCTGCTTTTTCTGCAGATATTCTTTGTTGTATCTTAGTAATGTTGTCTAATCCATCCATGTTCTCTTGTAATGTTTGAGTATCAATAATACCCTGTTGTTTTAATTGCAGTCCTGTTATTATTTTTTGCGGTTCATCAAATCCTGCCATCACACCATACACTCTTCTCGTTTCGTAAACTTCTGATATGTCTGTTGATGGTGTATAAGATTCTTTGTAAGATGTTCCTTTATGTCTACCTGCAATAGGTTTACGAACATTACCAAACATTGCTTCATCATATTCTAATCTTTTAGCATCTAGTTCTTGTAATGCTTCTTTTAAGACTGTTTGATATTCTCTAACATGCAATGATGCAGATTGTCCTAGTTCTTCTAAACCTCTACCTGTTACAAAAGAGTTTGGTGATTGTCCATCATCAGCTACAGGATATGCTGCACCAAGTCGCAAGTGTCGTTCAAGCCTATCTACTTGTTGAAATAATTGATAAGGTAGATTGTTGACTGGTTTTGACACTTGCGAACCAGGTGTTAAATAGTTGACAGCAAATCTGCCCTTTCTATATTTTCCTGATTCAATCTCACCAACAATATTTGTTTCTGTAAATACTGCATCTTCCATAGCAATAGTTCCAAGTATGTTAATCTTTGCCATGTTTGACATAAGACCTGTAATGTGTTGGAACTGACTTTGAAGTTGGTCAAAAGCATATCTTTTAGCCACAACAAAACAAGGACCAGATTGTAAAGCATTAGGCATAAAATCTATAATCTTTTTATTTTCAGGTAGGAATACATAAGTTCCTTCCATATCTTTATACTCAACTACAACTTTTCCATGACCTGTAGAGTTTGCCCAACTTGATGCTCTATCTGAACTATCCATAAGTGCAGAGTATGGGTTTTGAAAACCATCATCATTTTCTTCTTTAGCAAATATATATTTTTTAGCCTCTGGATATTGGTCAGCTAATATTCTATGTGGCACTCTACGAATTATTGCTAATTCTTTTGGTTGTTGGTCATTTCCAAATACCCCTGGATAACAAGTAAAAGGGTCTTGTAGTTCAGCATATGGATATGGGTTACCATCCTTATCTCTTTTATGTCCTATAGTCCAAGCTATAAAACCATAACCAGGTAACCATCTTGCTGCTTGTGGCAACTGCATGTGTAATTTTTGAAATTTGTCGTATGAGGTAACTATTCTTTCTAGTTTCTCTGATTTTTTTCTAGCTCTCTCGCTGTCTTTTTCATTAATGATATCTATTTTTAAATCAGGACTTCTACCTAGTTTTTGTGCAAATCTTTCTAGTGCTGTAAGAAACATGTTAGGTGCAGGTAACTCGTGATACTCAACATTAATTGAATTACCAAGAAGTGCTTTTACTGCAGCTTCACCACCATTCATAATGTCACGAATCCTAGACCTATCAACCATTTGTTCTTGATTAATTACTCTTAGGTAATCTATTCTGTCGTATAATTTATCGCTATCTAAAGGCATTTAACTCCAATTATCTATATCCATATTACTAGGTTCATACCCAGAAAAACTAGGATTATAATCATATCCTAATTCTGCAAATCTTTCTTTTTGCATTCTTCTTATAGCTCTCATTGGAAACCAACTAGCCATAACTATGTCTGTTTTTGTACCTACTGTTTTGCTTTTGTTTCTAGCAGAACTGAAATATACTAACTGACTTGTATATAAGTTTACCTTTTCTTGGGCTTCAAATCCAAGATATGGCAAAGAAATATTTTGTTCTTGAAACATTGGTCGCATAGCTGTAACACCATACATAGGGTCAAATTTATTTTTATGTGTTTCGTGACCTTCTAAAAATATACCATGACCTGATGCAAACTCTCTTATGCTTTTATCTTGTCGTATTGCTTTTTGAAATCCATTCTCTTCTATAACCCAGTGTGATAAGTTATACTTCATCCACCATTCTTTTATTATTTCTAATGCTTGTGGAATACCGCCACCAAGGTTGTTGTTCATGTCTACCATGTGTAATTTATTTTCTACAGGTTCGTATGCCCATAAGAATGCTGCTTGATAACCTGTAGATGCAGGGTCTAATCCTGCAATAAGTCTTGTACCATGTGGTACATTACCAATATCTCTTTTTTGATTACGACATGCTTCTATCTCTTCTCTATCAAATAAAGCTAGACCATCAGGCATAGCAACATTTAGATAAACCATTTCGTATATAGCCCTACCACCTGTAGTTTCTGCTGCTCTCTTTCTATCCATTAACCACTTGTAAGTTCTTTTACCAGACCACAACATACAATCTACATGTTCTTCTTCTTCCCAATCTGTTTTATTACATCCACTATCGTGTGCTTCTTCTACAATAGTTTTCCAAGATTCGTTATCAACTAGGTGTGAATAAAGGTCATCATAATGTTGTCTTGAACCAATAACAATCATGGCTGTATGTTCCTCTTTACGACTTGATAGTGTAGTAGTCCACCAGTTTCTTGTGTTTTCTCTTGATGCAGGTTGCATTGTAGAACTGTGGTCTTCAATGTCATCTCCAATAATTATGTCACAGTCTCTTGATAGAATCTTACCACCACGACCTATACCTACCATTGTAGGTGATTTAATACCTGTGACTGTTCTAGTACCTACAGTAAACTCTGTAGATGACCAAGCCTTACCACTTCTGTTTTGTGGTTTAAATTTTGGTCCTGGTCCACATATCTCTTCTATTAATAATTCATTATTTTCTAGTTGGTCCATAACAGAGCTAACAGAGTTCTTAGCTATGTCTTCATTACCACCTACCCACAAAATTCTTACATTTGGATTTTGTGTAATCAGCCAAACAACAAAGTGTATAAGTAAATCTGTTTTACCATGTCTAGGTGGTGACAGTATCATTTGTTGTTCACCATTATCTATAGAAGATAATATTGATTTTATCCATCTAGTATGAAACTCTGGTGTGTCATAAGGTACACCTTGTTCTGTTTGAAAATATCTATTTCTAAATTCTTTAAAATGTTCTATTGTTTGTTCTGACTCTACTGGTGACCAAGATTCTTGTAGTTTTTCATTTTCTAAATCTTCTAAGAAAGCATTGTAAGCCATAGATACAGAGGCAATAGATACATCTAAAACTTTTGCTACATCTGATAATGTCATTTTTTTTATAAGTATTTCATTACCAAGACCAGACTCTTTCAAATCATCATAGACTTTACCTCTACGAGTCTGTACATTTTTTTTACTAGGTATATTTAAAACATCTTCTTCTTGTGTCCACTCAACACCTTTTTTCTTTGCTCTTTTCTTTTGTGTGTTGATTCTGTTACGACATCTTTCACTACAAAACTTTCTAGCTTTGGGTGGTAATACTTTATGACAACCTGCTGCATAACATAGCTTTTTATCTGTTGTAGCCATTACACTTTTTATTTTGACACTTCATCTTATCCTTTGGCTGTAATACCACCCCACACTTAGGACATGGTATCTTCAAACTATTTTTTGCTAATTCTTTTACTTGGGTATCTTTTTTTCTTACCCTTTTTGCTCATTGGCATTAGCTACTCCTATTGTTGCTTATTCATCACTATAACACAAAACTCCACCGAAGTGGAGTTCTGCTTGTATCAGTGTCCAAACTGTTACTTATGAAAAAAAAATATATCAGAAATCACTTAACTACAAAGTCTTGCGAAAGCTGCTTTCTTTTTTTCCTCGTGTACCTCTACACGACACCTAAGATTTTCTTAGGTAAAAACATTATAATAAAATAATTTATTTAGTGGTAAAAAAAATTTTTTCTTGACAGTAGTACTGCCTCACTTGCGTGAGGCGTGTACCACACAAACAAAGAAAGGAGGGCTATGAAGATTGTCTAAGCAACCAGAAGGTTGGATAAAGACTTCATGCCTTTCTTGAATACAAAAAGTATACCACATATTGTTTATAATCAAGGAAATCTATGGGGTTTCTGCTTTGATTGCTCGTAGGCGAAAGGAGGAAACTCCTACTACTACAAAAACCCCATTAGACAAATACTAGCATTTAAAGTGAAAGGTGTTATAGTAAGAAAACAAGCAAGGAGTCCTTCCTGCTTTAAGAAAAGGATTCTTGACCATACTTCATTAATTAAGTGGATTAGCAGGACCATGATAACTAGCGTAATAGGCTATTACTTCACATATTTAAATGTTCACTATATAGTTCATTCTGGTTTTTGGGAGGGAGTGACACAGGGTTAGCACCACTACTTAACAGTAAAGATAGATAAATTTTTATAAAACCTTTTTTATTAGTGAAATATACTCTATTTAGTACACCACTACATGTAGTACCACTATATATAGTACACCCTTTAACAGCATATCTTTTGAGGGTACACATCACATCACAAGGGGGTCAACATTAAACCCCCCCTAATTAACCCTTGTCGTATAATATACATTATGTTGCATTCCCAATAAACACTGGGCTAAACCTATCAAACATTGACCTCACTTTATGACCATATGAGGTGACAATGTACCTCGTTTAAACACTTACAAGAAGGGGATAGCCTGTTAATAAATTTCTCAAATAAATACATTGTTTAAACTGGATATGGTGTACACTGGTATTAACAAACAGAGGAGAAACAATGAAACAATTAGAGGCTAAAAACCCAGTACATATAGAACACTTAGAAAAAAGTGAGCTAAAGCCAGAAGCATACTTACAAAAGTTTGGTGAGTACATTTTGGAAATTGGAAACGCTACTAATTATGGTGACAAAGCTAATGCTGGAAAAGGTATCCAGATTCACATTAGTGACACCAGAGGAAGAAAGAGAGTAACCAATTCTAATGGAGGGTCACACGCTATTGGCTTGTGCTATCCAACTGGATGGGCTTCCGATTCATACAGAAAGATAGAGATAGATAGAGAAACAAGCAATACTTATGATGCTCTAGCAATAGTAGCCCATGAGGTCGCACATTCTTTATGTGATGAGAGTGAAGGTCATAAAGGTAACTTTCCATTATTGGTCTTTGATGCGTTTAAACTAGGAGGAATTGCAACAGCAACCCAAGCTACAACAGAGTTTAAACAACTCATTGAAAATTGGTTAGTGCAAAATGGTACTTACCCTCATGTAGCTTTTACCGATAGAGGTAGAAAACAAACTACAAGAATGGTAAAGATTGCTTGTATTGATATGGGTTGCGGAGGTGCAACTAGAGCAAGTCTAAAGCAAGGCTTCGGCACAATCTTTAGACTATCTTCGGCGGTAGTGTTTAAACAAGCCGATAGAATTTGTTGCCCAGTCTGTATGGGAGATGTATCAATAGAATCGGAGGTCACACAAGATATATACCAATAAATAAATCCCCCTAACGAACAAAGAACCCTCTTCGGAGGGTTTTTTGTTTACCCTCTATTTGCACGATAGAAGCGTTTTAAGAGCAGGTTATTCATTAGGCTATTGTCTACCAGAGTTGTCATATAAAGCCCATACAGAGCCAATAAGGACATACTATATGTAGTGGTATCTAAATTTTTGTGACCATGTTTAAACAGGTGTTGTCTTGTCAAGGATATTTTTAGATTATATGTAAATAGTTGTTTGCATAAATCTAATAGATGGTAAGGTTAGTAGTAACAAACAAGAAAGAAAGATTATGAATCAGATAAAAGAATTTCAAGGACATGTTAATCAGTCTTTGATGGATGCAGGTAAACATAAAGATGAAGACTATCTTAAAATTATGGGTGATTTGTTTAAACAAGGTAACCTAAATCTTGAACAGGTCTTTAATTTTATGGCAACACTTGCAAAAAATAAAAAGAAAAAAGTATATGTTGATTTCTTAGACAAGAATGATGACATAAAAACAAATCTAAAAGACACAGTGGATTATGGTTGGGTCACAAAAGATGGTGAGTTAACCGAACACTGTTTAAACAAACTAAAGGAGATGGAATAATGAGAGTTAATCGCAAAGTATTAGAAGCATCTGTTGATGCACTTAATATGAGTATCAATAAAGAACAAACAATCTGGTATGTTGATTTCTTAGAGAACCCAGAAGGGGAACTTAAATCAAGAAAGGGTATGTTTAAACTAGACATCAGTAATGGTGGCTATCAACTAACAAAAATTGTTAATGATGGTGGAGGAGAATCAGACCTAAGCCCAAGAATGACAGCAGGAGAGATGCACAAATTTCTTACAGGTTTATTTTTGGGAATACAATTACAAACAGAAAAGGAAGGGGTTGTTTAAACAATGACATTTAGTGGGCAAAAAGTAAAAATTAAATGTAAAGATTGTAAACAATCTAGGAAAGCAATAAAGCAATGGAGCTATAAATTCAAGGAATTTATATACAAATTGGAATATTGTTGGGGATGTTTTGAAAAACAATACAACAGAAAAAGGAAGGGTGTTTAAACAATGGAAGAAAAACTAAAACGACTTACAGAAATAATAGAAATGGACTATTTGACTAATGGGGTTACAAAAAAAACAAATAAAAAAGAAGCTTTAAATTTAATAGATGAGATTGCAGAGGAGGTACTTTAATGGAAGGTGTTAAAGGTATAGATTTTTCCAACTGTTATTACGCAAACTTATCCAAGCTTTTGGACATGGAAGATAAGGACAGTCAAGACTGGGTGCTTGTACACGCAGTAAGGGAGATGTCTTTTGAAAGATGGGGAGGACACGCCTTCTTATTAAACAAAAAAACAAATATGATTTTAGATTTCTCTAATCAGAAACTATTAGAGGGAACTAAAGAAGAACTGTTTGAACAATGGAACATCCAAGAGGATGGTGACAGAATGTATTTTGAATACACGAAGGAACAATGTTTAAACAAGGTAGCAGAACACATGACTTATGGGTCATGGGATTTGCTATACGAAGACTGGATGAACAAGGAGTGGGGTAAATATATGAAAGAATATTTTATTCCTAACTTTCAACCAGTACTAAACAAACAAAGAAAAGAAAAGGAAGGAGTTGTTTAAACAATGAACAACGAAATAAAAGAAACAATAACAAAAGGACAAGCCATGGATATTGCAGACAACCAGAAATTTAATGAGGATGTCAAGGCAGTACGCATAGATGGTGACACACAAAATAATGCAAGAAGTGCATGGGAAGAAAATGATGCAGTCACACACGACCCAAAGAAACAAGTTGACTTTGATGAGAAGTTAGACTTTGTTGATTTGAGAATTGATGGGATATATTCTTACAAGGAGGACTCGTTTAAACAAGGCTTCTATGTAACAGACCAAAGACATGGTCTAGGAATCAGTGTCAATGGATATGCAAGAGTGAATCACGAGGATAGAAGCAGAGGCACACAAGATGGGGGTTTCAGTATTTATTTTGATAATAAAGAACAAGTAATCGCTTTCGCAAACAAGTGCCTTGACATGCTTCTAATTGCAGAGGAGAGGAAAGCCCTTGATGAAAGATACAAAGGTAATTGGAATGATGGGAAACACCCAGATATTTACAAGCACTTTCCAAGCATGATTGATAAAATCAAATGTGAAACTGGGAGGTACTACTGGGATGCTAGTTTAAACAAGGCAGTAGAAATCACAGAAGATACAGACCAAGACATAATTGATTCACAATATTACAGGGATTGTGATGATGATGGAAACTTTGAGCCAGACTGGAAGAACGAAGAAGCAGAGGAGAAACTGTTAGGTCTTGAAGCAGGTATCAAATCTAACTGGGATGAAGAACACTATCAGGGAATCAACCTAGCAGAGATTCAAACTGGTGTTGGTGATGGATATAGAAGAGAAGGTATCTCACAACACAAAGGTAAAGACCCTAACGACAAGAGAAGAAAACAATGGACAACTAAATTCTACATGACAGATGGAACTGTAGAAATATTAGTAGGTCATTGGGAAATGACAAGTGCAGGTACTATCACAAGAAGAGAGTACAAAGAAAATTAAAAGAGGATAACAAGGCAGGAGGATTCAGCCCATCCTCCTAACCTTGTTTAAACAAGAAAGGAAAAACAATGGCAATATTTAAAGTAGTTATAGAAATAGATGAGCCAAATTTAGAAAGTGCAGAAGAACATATACTAAGTCTTTCAGGAAGTGACTTAGTAGATGAGATAGTAGAAGTAGATGAAGAACACAGGACTTACAAAAACATTAGTAGGTCACAAGTTATGTTAGAGGACAAGTTAGAAAAGGCTACACAGATTGTACAGCAACTGTGGTCATGCCTTAGCAGAGGCTACAAATATGATGAAGCACAGATTCACATGAGAGCATTTATGGAAGGCAAGAGAACTATTAAAAAAGTTGTAGTGCTAGACAAGGAGGAGGTTGTTTAAACAATGATGGATATAAAAAAAGTACATTGTGAGGATTGTAAAGAGTTGTTATCTAACGACCCTCATAAATGTATACACATAACAGGATACAGAAAAGAAAGAGAGGAATAAATAATGGGTATTAAAGTAGAAAAAATAACTTTATTAGTATCAAGTGATACAGGTAATCAAGCATTTGATAGGATAATATCTATGGTGCAAGAAGGAGAATTAATGGGAGAATATAAACTCATTGACTACGAAAATCCTACTGAATACGCATTGATAGAAAGTAAACACAGAGGATAAAGAATAATGACAAGAGATAGATAAGTAGTTTAAACAAGGTGCAGGATATTTCATTGTTTGACCTGCACCTTACCTCTACAAAAAATTATTTATGTCTACACAAATAGACAAGAAGGACAGTATAATTAAACAAGGATTGACATAGGAGAACTATGATATATCAAGTAATAAGTGTCAGCGTGTATGGAGGCAGGATGACATGGGAGTTTGACAACGAGCATGATGCGAAGTGCAAAGTTAGAGAACTCAAAGATTATGGAGGTATGTTTATAGTGAAGTTTCAACAGATAGAAACTTCTAAATAAATAATACTTAATAGAAGAGGAGGAAGTAGCTATGGCTAATATGTTTGATGACCCCAAATCATTAAAGACTTGGGCAATTAAATTAGCAAATGCTTGTGGTGGTCAAAAGGTGGAGAAGTCTATTATGTTAACAAAGACTAATCCCCAAAGACTCAGAGAATTATTAGATGAGTTTGTTAAAAACCATAATGAGAACACTATTAAAATAGCAAACGAAATTGCAGAACAAGAAAAGAAAAAGAAACCTACTAAGAAAGAAGAGGAGGAGTAATGTCAGATTACTATTGGATTCCATTGCTAATTATATTTGCAGTGGTAGCTATCACACTGGCTTCAGTTACGATAATTGCTGTGGTTATGTGGATATGGGAGAACAGACCATTTAGATATATAAAGTTAAGCGAAGATGCAGTTGATTTTATAGATGAATTACAAAGAGATATGTATGAGGATGATTTCAATGAGCGTTGATAAAGATACATTGATTACAAAATTAAGACACATACAGAAAAAAATTGACATAAAGACAAGTAGTTTAAACGAGCTACACAAAGAAAAAAAAAGTGTCATTGTCTTTTGTTACAGTAATGGTATGTCAGCAATATCTATTGCACAAGCATTGAACATGACACGACAGAGGGTATATAAAATACTAGAAGAGAACAAAGAAGAGAACAAAGAAGAGGAGGAGTAATGCCTAAATTTAATTTAGATAATTATGAAACAGTAGAAGATAGACTAAAAGTATTTTGGAAAGATAATCCAAATGCAAGAATAAATACAGAGATAGCACACATAACTGAAGATGGTACATGTGTGACTATTAGAGCAGAAGTGTTTAAACAAGAGGATGATGCAAGACCAGTGGCTACAGGTATAGCACAAGAAACTAAAGGGCAAGGTGGATTTGCTAACGCAGATGCGTGGATGGAGAACTGCGAAACATCTGCTATTGGTAGAGCTTTAGCTAACTGGAAGTATCAAGGCAACACAAAGCCAAGACCTAGCAGAGAAGAAATGTCTAAGGTACAAGTGGAGAAGAAACCAGTAAAGAAACCTACTAAGAAAGAACAAGAAGCTATGGAAAAGGTTGCTGATGAAATGGTATCAGAAAAAACTGAGGGCAAGAATGCTAAACAACTGAATAAAGTTATTGCAGGTTTTGGTTTTAGTAAAGATGTAGCCGATACATATAAAGCAGAAGCCTTTAAAAAATCTAAATTATCTAATGATGTTGAGTCATGGACTAATGATGAGATGAGTAAATTCTTAGATTTATTTGAGGAGGCTTCAGAAACAAAAACTAATCCAATAGAAGAAGTGTTTGGAGAAGTGATAGAAAAAGTAATACCTACATGCCCTGATTGTAAAGAATCACAGTGGATAGAGGACAACAGGGAGAAGAAAGATAAAGACCCAGAAAAATTTGGAGCAATTCCAAGTTGGAGTTGCAGTACATATCAAGGTAAAAAAGGTTGTGGATGGGTAGCTTGGGGTAACACAGACTGCCCTAAAGAATGGCTTTAGAACAAGCAGGTGGAGGTAGTTTAAACGACCTTATAAAAAAAATTAAAGACAGGTTTCCTGAACATAATTTTGACATACCACCTGAACCAGATACAAAATGCAAGAGCCAATATGACTGCAAGGGTTTACGCAACATAACCTACAGAGATTCAGAAGGTGACATCTATTGTGGTAGAAGATTTAAACTGCAAGATGCTAACAACTCATACGCATGGACATACAAGGAGTGTCATGCTTTATTACAAAAGAAAAGACAAGGAGGAATACAAGATGAAATACCATTCTAAAGAAACAGATTATGGTTTCAATGGATTGATTAATATATTTAATCAGAAAGAAATAGACATGAATGAGTGGGTGTTTAAACAACTAGACAAAGAACGAGGTGGTATAAAGTTTATGTTGCCTAATGCAGAAGGTGAAATCTATTTAAAGTGGGATGACTTATATTATATTGATATTACATTCATAACTACAAAGCAAAAATATAATCAAGCAGTTTCATTGGGTGATTTAAAAGATATGATTACTTTATTAGAAGACCAAAGACAAAGAACTGTAGCAAACATAAGAGATATGTTAAAAGAAAAGTTTGGTAGTAATAAAGAACGAACAGATGGTTTACCTTTCTAATGGGTAGTACATACAAAGACTCATACAAGGATAGAAACTCAGGTGAAGATATGGCTGACCTTGCTATGCAGAAGCATCTTAAAGACAATGGTTGTGTAGAGTATCAAGACTATTTAAGAATAGGAACTGACCCAAAAGAAAATAAACTAAATTTATTTTGGTACGCAACAAAGATACTTTTAGTGCCTGACTACATACTTGTGCGTAAAGGTTTTATATTTTTTATTGAAGTCAAAGGAACTAACAAATTAAAAGCTGAAGACTATTACAAGATACAAGAGATGGCTTTCAAAGGTTCTAAATATAAAGAGGTAAAGGTAGGAATTATGTACTTTGCCCACAAGGATGCCGAACCTGTGTGGATAGACCACAACAAATTGTATGATTATTGGATAGACCCACGCATACCTATGAAGTATTATCCAGAGTTAGACTTTCAAGGTAACAAAAAAGCATACAAAGAAATACCTGCATAAGCCTATAAACACTGAGGATTTACACCTCTGAGGATTGATTCTAAGACAATAGTATTTAGTTGTGGCACTATGTCCTACAGAATTTTAAGATTATCCCAACCTTTTTTGTTTACTGTAAATGTAAGCACACCTGGATGACTCCACATACCAGTTCTTGCAGTAAAGTCCAATGACTTATCTAAACTAGGAGATTGAAACCAAGTTCTATCACCTTGTTGCTTTGCACGAAAGTGATGATAGTGACCTGTAATAAGAATCTGACATTCACCTGCAGGAAGAAAGCCATACATCTGACCCTTCCACCAATTCTCTATTTTGTTTTCAGGATTCCCACTGCCACTGCTCATATGTCCATGACTAAACCCACAAGTTATACCTTTAATATCTAGTACTTGATGGAATCCATCAGGTACTTCTACAGATACTTTATTATATCTATCTGGATTAGCTTTCATTATTTCTTCACATATCTGTAGGTGCATAGTATCTGTGTTGTCTAATCTATTAGTAACAACTTGACCTTTCTGTGAACGAGAAGCCTCTCCATGATTACCAGGAACTCCTGCCAAAGTTAACTTATCAGCATGAGGTAGGAATGTTTCTATGGTTTTCATTATCATAGACCTAGCTAACGCATACTGTTCTATCATTGTGAGTTCAATATTAAATGCTTGACTGTCATAGAATCCATAACAGTTTTCTGTAAGGTCACCTAGACCTACCATGTATATCTCATCTATCATTACACCTGACTTACGCAGTTCTTTTATTCTGTTTACTGAATCTTGTAGTGCTATGTCATATCTTTTGATAGTGTTCTCAACACCATAATCTTTTTTTCCAAGCTGCCAGTCTGCCATAAAAAACAAAAAAGCAGTGTCACCTCCATGTGTTTTAGGTTTTAATGTTGGTTTTCTACTTGCTTGTTTAAACAATGCTTGAAAGTATTTATCTTGTCCAGGTCTTTTCTTCTTTACAAGTCCTTTAAAAGCAAAGAATGTTTCTGTTCTTCCTCCCTTTAATTGAACTTGCCATGAAGATGACCTAACTGTACCCTCAATTTCGTATAGTTTTGGGTCGTAACCCCATTGTCTGAGTATCTCATCAAACTTGTTATTGTAATTTGGGTCTGTTCCTACATGTGTGATTTCACCTTGACCAGTGTGGTCATTGATGTCTACGCCAGGTTTCCATCCAGATTTGTAGAAGTTGTTACCCCATTCTTCTGGTACTTTAGGCATGATACCTCCTTTGCCCTGTTAATATCATTATACAGGACTAAGAAGACAATATTTTTATTTAGATATTTGTTTTTTAGCGTATGTCTTGACAACTGCTAGTGCAGCACCACCACCTGCAAGTGCAGCTAACTGTATTACTTCAGCATCTACACCTACTAAAGGTGCAACTGTTAATGCACCAATGAACGCTTCAATGAAGGTCCAGGCAGTTCTTTCAATCATATCTTTAAGCTCTTCGCTCAATGTATACTCCCACGAATCAGACCAAGGTGTCCACCAAACATCTTTCTTAAATGTACCATCTTGGTTTCTTGCTCTTTTTAGTTTCTCAAACATTATATTATGTCCTTTCCATCAAGTTTAGCAGAGAGTACTTGAATCTCCCCACTAATCTCTTGGAGTTTCTCATAAACACTATCAGGTTTAATGAAATCTGGACTAGCAGCATTACTTAATTCCTTACCATCTAAGTCTATCTTGCTGTATTCTATGGTAACTTTCTTACCTTGTAGTAATTGATTTGCCACTTTTGAATACATTTTTTTGTACGCCACAGTACTTGAACCAACCATACCATTAAAGTTTATATCTAAGTCTTGTTGTGTTTCTCCTACGATCAGGCAACCTGATGTATGTTCATCTGTATTACCTGTGTGTATAAGTATGTATGTAAATCCTGGTACATCTTGTAAATGTAACATACCATAGTGTGCATTCTTATATCTAGCTGAATACTTAGCGTGGAATCCACCAGTCTTTCTAAACTTTATATCGTATGTACCTTCAGGTATGCAGGTTTCGTGCATTACCTTTACTGCTTGGTACTGGTCCTCTAATGTATAACATTCAAACACACCATCAATAAATAACAAACCATTGGTTGCATCTTTACCGAATTGTGTTCTTACTACTTGTAGTTTCATTGTATCTCCTATCTGTGTCCGTACTTACAGGTACATATTGTAACATAAGTACCATTTCTTTTTTCAGTGTAACAACTCATTTTCTAAATCTAATAGTGAGTAGCCATATACCTAATGTAATTAAAGTCGCAAGACCTGTAACCTGTTGAGCTGAACCTGTCAATGTAAGCGTAGCTATAACCAAACCTACTAATGTCCAACTAAGATTTAAAGTTTCTTTAATTATCTCTACAAACCAAGACCATATCTTCTTAATCATTAACTTTTCCTAAATATAAACGCAGCCATACTAGCTATTCTAGTCAAGATTACAGGAACTACTACCTCTTGTGCTTTTTCTCTCTGATCTGTTGTCATATCATCACCAATATTATCAATGGTTATCTCTGATATATCTTCAAAGTCCACAAAAGTTTCTATTGGATTCTCTAAGAACTCCTCATACTGTACCTCTGTAACAACATCAGCAAGTGTATAGTTCTCTACATCTTTATTTTCTACAGCTCTCTCAACATATTCTTCTACTGCTTCAGCTACTATCTCATCATCCTTAACAGCTTCAGCAATAATCTCAACATCTTCTGCTTCTACTTGTAGTACTTCAGCCACAACTTCTACCTGTTCTTCAGTAAGTTCTTCTATATCTTCAATAGCTTCTTCAACTACAGCCTGGACTATCTCTTGTACTTCTTCTGTGGCTTCGGATAGATTCTGTACACCAATGTCATTAACTTCTTCTAAGACTTCAACAACTTCTTCTTCGGTAAGTTCTTCCACAAACTCTTGTATTGCTTCTTCTTTAGCTTCTTCATACTCAACTAACTCCTCTTCAGTAAACTCTTCTATCTCTTCTTCGGTAGCTTCAGGTATATCAATAACAATAATATCTTCTATAACTTCTTCTAGCTCTGCAACTTCTTCCTCAACCATCTCTTCAGTAAGTACTTCTTCATCATCTGGTTCTTCAAAGATGTCAAATATTTCAAAGACTTCATCTTCTTCCTCTATAATTTCCTCAA